CAGAAGCGCAAACTGTCCTACTATGCCAACATCTATGTTGTGCAGGACAAAGCAAATCCTCAGAACGAAGGTAAAGTCTTCCTGTATAAGTTTGGCAAGAAGATCTTTGACAAGATTATGGAAGCAATGCAACCTGAGTTTGAAGATGAGGAAGCAATCAATCCCTTTGACTTCTGGCAAGGTGCTAACTTCAAACTGAAGATTAAAAAGGTTCAAGGATATTGGAATTATGACTCGTCAGAATTTGACCGCACTGCACCACTCTTGGATGATGACGATGCTCTTGAAGCCCTCTGGAAAAAAGAATACTCGTTGACTGCCTTGACTGCAACAGACCAATTCAAATCCTATGAGCAACTACAAACACGCTTGAAGATGGTACTGGGGCAGAAGTCTTCCCGTCCTCGTTTTGATGAGGAACTGGAAAGTGAAAGCGACGGTCGTGGATCTTTCACTCCAAACTTTGAGTCAAGTAATCCTCCTGCTGCTGACTTCAATGCACCAGACATCACTCCCACCAAGTCTGCGGACTCTGATGAAGATGATGCTCTGTCCTACTTCCAGAAACTTGCTGAAGAATAATTAATTATAAATTCTAATATTATCAGCAGTCTTAAGGGTTTCACTCGTATATTGAGTGGAACCTTTTTTGTATGCCATCATCTCTTCAAGATCATCACGAACAACACTAAGGTATTGTGGTTTAAGTAAAAATATATTTCTCTTTGCGTCTTCTATTTCAACTTCATATTCATAGTTGGTAACTGGAATTGATATGTTAGCCAAATCCACTAAGGTTCCACTCTTTGTATCTGCATATTTAAATGAGAAGGTTGCATCTACTTTAAGACCAGCCTTTACAAATACAATACCATTGCTATCTTTTACTTCAGTTGTCTCATAATGATGAACTCCATTGAAGAGATTATCATAAGTGTCATATTTTTCCAACATCGCTCTATCAAAATCTGATTGTCGTAATGGCCACTCTGTAAATACGTTTATAACATTATTGCAAGTAAGAACTAACCAATCTAATTTTGAATCTTGATAGAAATCAAATGCAACATTGTCAGGTCTTTTATCGCCGGTAACTTTGTATTTGGTAAAGAACGAAACGTTTTGGAAGATGTCTTCCCTGAGTGCTCCTTTCTTAAATAAATTTTTAACCTTAATATAATCAGAGATCTTCGCATCAGGAAGTCTGCTAACGTAATTAATATCTGGGAGTTGTCTGAAGTAATTTGACATTTTAGAAACCTATTGTAGTATCGCCATCATCTTTATAATCATCATTAAAGATGGGTTCAAGTTCGTTAAAATTTAATGTTAACTCATATGATGTCATTGCACCATCTGTGAATGTAGAGTAGTTATTTTGTGGAGTATAATTAACATTAACTCCAGTGCAAGCACACTCCTTTACTTTATTCATAAATGGATTGTCGTTATTATCTCCTGGACCACGATGTAGATATTGTATTTTGAATGTATGAGGAGATTTTAGGAATAGATTTGATTTAGTTCTTTGAACTGCAGATCCTTGTTTAAAAAATCTTAGAACTTTTACAATTTCTTCACTCTCTCTTTTTTCTCTTGGTGTTAACATGAATTTAAAAGAGAATTGTCTAAGTGCTGGTCCACTGAATAACAATTCCATATTAGGATTAACAATTGCACCAGTAGTTCTAGTTATTAGTTGACCACCCACTCCCGATGCCTGGCCAGCAAATGCAGCTGCTGCAGCAGATCCAAGTTCTGAGTTATTCTTTTGAATTGCACCTGCAATATCACTTATCCCCCCAAAAAATCCATCTGCACCTCCTGTAGTTCCGGCCAGTGCAAGATTTGCCAATTCTGCTTGAAGAGCATTCATATTTTGAGAAGACCAGTTCACACTATTACTATCCTGAATTCCTCCTGGTATTGGTAAGATTACTGTACCTAATATGTCCCTACTTCCATTACTAAATCCTTCATTTCTAGTTCTGGTATTGATACCAGAAAATGTATCACTAGTTCCACCAACATCTGATGGAACATATTTTAACATTGAAAATTTTAAAACATCCTGTCCGGTAATCCCAAGATCTAATGGGTATACAAGATTTCCAAATGAAGATCTTGTTCCTTCTCTCTCTTGAGATTTAGATGTTAGAGATTCAGATGGTGTGCTTGAGTCGGTTGATTTATTTTTTTCATCACTACCATCATCAGTTGATTTTTCTTCGTCTTTTTGGTCTGCATTATTTTTAATTGAATCTATTATTTCTTTCTTTTGAGTTTTTGGTATTCCTGCATCATCTAATGAATTATTAATTTGTGCATCAAGGTTTTTACGTATTCCACCATCTTTATTGTTTAATTCATTTGAGAGACCTACTCCGGCAACACCATCCATTGTTGGATAATTTGGATCAGAAAATGAATATGTTTTTCCTCCATCCTTTGATATTGCTGCTGGTTGATATGTACCATTTTTTTCAATATAAATTACTCTCTCTGCTCCACTCACAGTCCCATCTTCATTTTGAGTAACGTAAGTTACTGCTCTATGATATATTTTTGTTCCGCCAACTGGTTTTTTAACAGTTCTAGTTTTGCTACCACGAATATTTTGTTTCACCTCACGGTACTCTACTCCAACAGGAGTCATAGCTTTCTTAGATACAATAGCACCTGGTCTGAATTGGGCAGCACCACTTTTTACTTCTTCTGCTGTTCCTTGAGTGAAAGATGCCATTAAAATACTTTTTATTTATTTAGGACAAATTTTCCGTATTGTAATGAGAGTAGATCATCAAGTTCATCTTGTTGAACAATATATACTTGAGTTCCTAACTCTTCCCAGGTATATTGTCTATACTCTTGGTGATGAAAGTTGATTCCACGAAACCCCCAGTTAAATAAATCAGTTACTGCAACCAATGGATTTTGATCGTATTCAAGATTAGGAGTCTTTGCATAATATTTAAAGGTGCAGATATTTCCTTCTTCTGGTATGGGTGCTACAGTATCATTCAGTGCATACATTATCAATTCCATTCTGTCATTCACATCAGATTCAGATTGAATGTCTTGTTTTATGGGTTCGATGCGGTTCATTTAATACCTAACTCGTTTTCTGTGATGATCTTGAATTCAATTCTTCTATCTTCACAAAACTCTTGAGCAGCTCTCCACTTTGCTTTATTTACTTCCCAAGTTTTACATTCATAGATGTATGACTGAGTAACTTTCTTTCTCTTTGCTGGTGGTTTTGTTTGCTTCTTGGGTTTCACCTCAATAACATAAGTCTTGACTTCACCATTGCTCTCCTTCACTTTAATAATAAAGTCTGGAAAGTATTTGTGAACCCTACGATCAAGTGGTGAGATGTATGGAATGTGAAATTCCTCACTACCCCACTGTAAAATATTTTCATTCAAGTCACACCACCTACAAAACTTGCGTTCCCAACTACTTCGACATATAATGTTAGTAGGATCGCCCTTATATTTACTTGGATATGATGGTTTGTATTTACTCTTGATACTTTCTGCCATACATAATATATAAGGTTAAAAATTATTTATAGATGTCAGTATCAGTCGATAAGATTAAATCAAATCTTTTAAGACCATCACTATCTTCTTATTTTGGTGTTGAAATACCTCTACCTCAAGGTGGAGAACTGAGATCACAGTTGCAACAAGTTCTCGGTGCAGATCAAGAAAAATTAAATCTTCTTTGCACTGATACATCCCTTCCAGGATCTCAATTGACAACGATGGATATCAATAATGATAGGACAGGTGTAACGGAGAAGCACGCATACCGTAGAATGTTTGATGATAGAATTAACTTTACATTTTATGTTGATGCAGACAAGTATCTTCCAATTAGATTTTTTGAAACTTGGATGAGGGGTATTATGAATGAAGATGAAAAAGCTGTAAATAAAAATTACAATTACAGACCCAAATATCCAGATGAATATATTGCCGATCAAGGTCTTAAGGTCTTTAAGTTTGAAAGAGACTACAAACAAGTTTTAACTTATGAGTTTATAAGATCTTTTCCATTAAGTGTATCCTCTATGCCAGTATCATATAGTGGTAATGATTTATTAAAGTGTAGTGTTTCTATGTCATATATTAGGTATATTCAAAGTGGACCTGTTGGACTTTTTGTGCCCACTGATAATGATGATCCTTTGGGGTTGGGATCATTTGGTGATGCTGGTTCAATTTTAAGTAGAGCAGTCAATTCTATTAATTCCTTAAATCCTTTGACAAATCTACTTCGTTGATACACCATCTAAATAACAATACTGAAATACATCTATAAAACATTATGCCTTTACCAAAGATTGCAACACCAACATATGAGTTGGAATTACCTTCAACTGGAGAATCAATTCAGTTTAGACCTTTCCTAGTAAAAGAAGAAAAAGTTCTTGTTCTTGCATTAGAAAGTGAGGATACAAAACAAATTACAACTGCAATCAAAGCAGTCATTAAGAGTTGTGTTCAGACAAAAGGAATTAAAGTCGAAACACTTCCTACATTTGATATTGAGTTTCTATTTCTTAACATCAGAGGAAAGTCTGTTGGTGAAAAGATTGAATTAAATATTATTTGTCCTGATGATGAGACCACAGAAGTTCCTGTAAGTATCGACCTAGATGAAATTCGTGTTCAAAAAAATGATGAGCACACTAGGCAAATTAAAATTGATGATACACTTATGATGGAGATGAAGTATCCATCTCTTGATCAGTTTATTAAAAACAACTTTGATTTTGAAAATAAGAATGCAATGGATCAATCATTTGATTTGATTGCATCTTGTGTTGATAAAATTTATTCTGAAGATGATGTATGGGCAGCAGATGATTGCACTAAGAAAGAACTCAAAGACTTCTTAGAGCAGATGAATTCACCTCAGTTTAAGTCAATTGAAACATTCTTTGAGACTATGCCGAAGTTGTCACATAAAATTAAAGTGACAAATCCAAATACAAAAGTTGAAAGTGAAGTTGTACTGGAAGGACTAGCAAGTTTTTTCGCATAGCCCTGATACATATGAGTCTTGTTAGTTATTTTAAACTAAACTTTGCCTTGATGCAGTATCATAAATATTCATTAACTGAGATTGAAAATATGATACCATGGGAACGTGACATTTATGTTGCGTTATTGGAACAGCATCTTGAAGAAGAAAAATTAAAACAACAACAAGCGAATGGCATCTAGGGCGACTACTGATCCAATAGAAATACTCTTAGAGATGGGTATTGACCTTGACAATTTGTCAGAGGAGGAGGATTATCTTAGTGCCTTAAAAGAAGCAATTGCAATAATTTTAGTCAAGACAAAAGGTGCTGGTGACGAAAGATCTAGTGTCCTTTTAAATGAAGTAGTAAAAGTAAGAAAGTCTAGAAAGGCAGCAGACCCAACATTTAAAGTAAAGAAGTCAAAAATATCAGCAAACTCATTTAAAGAAAAAACACCCAAGGTAAGTGCTACCCAAAAGGCACTTCCAGGAACTGGTAAGGGTGGAGCACTTACTGTAAGAAAAACTAAAGTTGATCCAGGTGCTCTGATTAAATCTGGTGGTGAAGAGCAGAGTCAAAATATATTAGAGAAAATTTTAGAAAGTGTTAACTCAATACTTGGAACTCTAAATCAAGATCAAAAAAATAAGAAAAAAACAGCAGATCAAGAAAGAAGGAAAGGAGAAAGGTCAAAAAGAAAAGGTAAAGAAGATAAACTTGAGAGTGGTATCTTCAAAGGTTTGGTAAAAGGTGTTCAAAAAGTATTGAAACCAGTAGAGGGATTATTAAGTCGTATTCTTAAATTTATTGGAACAATTTTAATAGGAAAAATCCTCCAAAAAATAGTTGGTTGGATGGGTGATCCTCAGAACAAAGAAAAACTTGATGCTATTGGTAACTTTTTGAAAGTAACATGGCCTGCTATATTAGGAGCATTTCTTATATTTTCGACAGGTCTTGGTGGTGTTATAGCTGGATTAATTGCATTAGTTGCTAAATTTTTGCCAAAAATTGTAAAAACAATAGCAAGATTGGCAGCAATAAATCCTTTAGCCACACTTGCTGTTGTAGGTGGTGCTGCTGCATTTGGTGGAGCATATATGGCTAGTCGAATGAATGAGTCTAATAGAGATAATGAAGATGAAGCCC